ACCATTTATATGGGCCATCACCTTTAATTTCAACATTTGTTTTTTCTGGTTCTACTACAATATCGTTTCTTTTACCAAATACAACATAATCAAATTCACATGGTTTATTACTATGTACCTTAAACTTTCCATTATTTACACGCGTAGTTGCTAAGGTTGCTATTGTGTTTTCTTTTTCATTATAAATTGGAGTAACATTTACAGTATAGTCAGTTGCTAAATGTTTTACATAATCTGCCAATATTATTTCAGCAGATTGATCACTTTCATTTATAATTCCTGTTCCTCTATAATACACACCTACTTCAGGACCTTCTAAACATGCGTGTACTAAATATTTATTACTATCCATTGGATGGTCAATAACAAAAGTTTTAGCACCATTATTCACAGTTATTTCGCCAGAGACTGTATCATACATTAATACATTCGTTGATGTGTCTAGATATGAAGTCTCTCTTATTGGTTTTATTACACAAGTATTAGCAGTAGTATTATCAAGAGTATAACCTGTTGCATTTATTACAATAGAACTTATAGCTTGATTAGTTTGACCGGCATTAGTACCGATAGCAACCGCATTACTTTTCTGATTATAACGACCTGCATCATTACCGATAGCAACCGCAGATCGTTCCTGATTTAGTGCACCGGCAGAATAACCGATCGCAATCGCTTCTTCTTGTTGTGAATCCTGACCAGCATGAGGACCGATGGCGACTGAATTATCAGACTGATCAGTCTGACCGGCAGAATAACCAATAGCGACCGTCTGAATTTGCTGATTACTTTTACCGGCAAAAGAACCAATAGCAACCGCATCATTAAATTGACCATTTCTACCAGCATCAAAACCGATAGCAACCGCATTAATTTTCTGATTATCTTTACCGGCATTAGGACCGATAGCAATCGCACTCATATCTAATTTTAAATTAGAAGAATTAATAGTAAATATTTGACTATCATAAATAAAACTAGAATATCCAATAAAATTTGTTGTTTCTCCATCTTTCATTTGAACTGAATTATCAGGTCCAATACTACCAGCAGCACCAGCAGCACCAGCAGCACCAGCAGGACCAGCAGCACCAGCAGCACCAGCAGCACCAGCAGCACCAGGAAAACCTTGGGGACCTCGTTGTCCCCTTTCACCCTTTTCACCCTTTTCACCCCTTTCACCAATAAGCGAATTTAGCAAATTATCTTCTGACATTGTTATAATATTTAAAAAGATTGTATATATTTACTAAATATTATATTAAATTAATTATATTGAATATTTACTATATACATTTATTGCCTTACTTGACAATATTTTATCTTCTTCATTATTTTCTTTTTTTAATTGTTCAAAATACCCTAAATCATTACTTATAAATGATGGAAATTCATTATTATTTATAGAATTAGTATCACATTCTTTATTACTATTTTCATAATATTTTATATTTTCAGTATTAGTTAATGGTGTAATTATAGAATATTCACAACATTTACAATCAGTAATTCCTGGTGGACATTTACAATATTCATAAGAAGCACAATTTAATTTACTTTCACAATCTTCTTCTATATTTTTTAATGAATGAATTTTAATTAAAGGATTTTTTACTTTATTATTAAAATGTCCATATGGAAATATTTTTCCAGTTTTTTCTTTACAGTTATTCATTATGGGAATTTTAATACATTTACCGCAACAACAAGATAAATCATTTGATTCTGTATTTGAACAATCATCTTCATACAATTCATCATAACATATTTCACTATTAATCCCATTTGCTAATAATACAGGAACATCTGCGCAGTCACTACATTCTGGTCTTAAAAAACCAGAAACTTTTGATAAATTTATTAATGAATCATAACTTTTATAATATACTATATTTTTATTTATACATGAATTGTTCATTAAAATATTATTATTTACAAGATTATTATAACAAGACTTAGTAGTTCTTAAATTTTTATAAATGGTCATTCCTTTTTTTTTATTATAATAAGTATTGAAATCTTTTGGTTCATTATTACCGCATGATGTTCTATATCTCCCCATAATTATTTTTTAAAAAACTGATGGTATATAATTATAATATATAATATATAATAAAAGATAATAAATATTATTTATTATCTTTTATTATATAACATCACAAATATGTGTGGAATTTTTACTCTATTAAATGGAACAGACAATATACCTGATGAAATTATTAATGAGTCATTTAATAAAGGGAAAAATCGTGGTCCTGAATATTCGGAACTAAAACAGATAGAAGAAAATTTATTATTTGGATTTCATCGTTTGGCAATAAATGGTCTAGATAATAATTCAAATCAACCAATGTCTATTGATGGCATAACCCTTATTTGTAATGGCGAAATTTACAATTATAAAGAATTATTTTCATTTATGAATATTATTCCATCAACAAACTCTGACTGCGAAGTTATTATTCATTTATATAAACATTATGGAATAGACTATCTATTACAGTTATTGGATGGAGTGTTTGCGTTTGTATTGTATGATAGTATTAATGAAAAAGTATTTGCGGCACGCGACCCATATGGCGTTCGCCCAATGTATTATCTCAAAACAGCAAATAATATAATTGCTTATGCGTCTGAGGTAAAAGTATTATCTCCTCTTATGAATTATTTATTTTCCATATCAAATGATACGAATTATTCTCTTATGATTCACCATGTATTGCCTGGAAGTTATATGACATTTAATTCTAATAAAAATAAAAATAATAATAATAAAAATAAAGAAAATGATACTTATTGGAAGATAAACACAAACACAAATAATAATCCAATATTTACTAAATATAATGTATATAAATTTTCTGATACATTATTATTGCCATTAAAAGAATCTTATTCATCAATTACTAATACCTATTATAATATCTGTTCTAATCTTATAAACGCGGTAAAAAAAAGAGTTATAGGGACAACTGACCGCCCAATTGCGTGTTTGTTATCAGGTGGGTTAGATAGTAGTCTTATTGCCGCGATTGTTTCTAAATTTTATCCAGGGCAGTTAGAAACATATAGCATTGGTATGAAAGGTTCAGAAGATTTACGATATGCCGAGATGGTGGCAAACCATATTGATTCAAAACATACTTCTGTCATTGTTTCAGAAGATGATTTTTTTAATGCTATTCCAGAAGTAATCGAGACAATTGAAAGTTATGATACTACGACTGTTCGTGCAAGTGTAGGTAACTATTTAATTGGGAAATATATTTCTGAAAATAGTAAAGCAAAAGTGATTTTCAATGGCGATGGAAGCGATGAATTAATGGGAGGGTATTTATATTTCCAGTCTTGTCCAAATAGTTTAGAATTTGATAAAGAATGTAAACGTTTATTGACAAATATTCATATGTTTGATGTATTAAGGTCTGATAAATGTATTTCATCACATGGATTAGAACCTAGAACACCGTTTTTAGATAGGAACTGGGTTGATTATTATTTAAGTATTCCATTATCTTTGCGCTGTCCAACAGATAAACAAATAGAAAAACATCTGATTCGGTCTGCTTTTGCGAAATTTGAACCGAATTTGTTACCTCATACTATTTTATGGCGAAAGAAAGAAGCATTTAGTGATGGGGTAAGCGGACAGCATAAATCATGGTTTGAAATTATTGCGGATAAAGTGTCCTCACAAGATAATAACAATCATATTAATAATGTTGATCATATTAATAATGTTGATAATGTTGATAATGTTGATAATGTTGATTTTGATAAAAATAAAGAATTACAACCTTCTAAAAAATATGAAATAAATCCACCAACTACAAAAGAACAGGTTTATTACCGTGAAATATTTGATAAAGCATATCCTAATAGTGCGAATATTATTCCTTATTTTTGGATGCCAAGATTTATTGAATCATCTGACCCAAGTGCGCGAACACTGGATATTTATAATTCAAATAAATAATAATAAATAATTACTATTAGATAATATATCTATAAAATAGTTAAATAATATTTATTAATAATTATTATTTAACTAATAGAATGGTATTAAAGTATTCAAAATTATATAATTTAATGGATATTCTTATAAAAAAACGCGATGAAGAAACAAAAACAAGTGGATTTAGAACAGTAATCAACTCTAATCATATATGTGCTATTTTGAAGGACGGACACCCAATATCATATGGTTCGAATAATTATATACTAAATAAACCGTTAAATAAACATGCCGAATCACAAGCATTTGATAATTTAATTAACCGTATTGGGAATGTAAATAAACAAAATAAAAATAAAAATAAAAATAAAAAAATGAAAATAGATGTTTTTATTATAAGAACAAATAAAAGCAGTTCAAAACCGTGTAAGCGTTGTATGAATGAAATGATAAACTATAATGATACTGGACTATTTAATATTCGTAATATTTATTATACAAGCAAGGAATATGAAAATGGAATAAGAAATATAAAATTTTCAAAATTAGTTCAAGAAGAAAGTTATTATTGTTCCTATGATATACATTATAATATGTGTAAGTAATTTACATAATCTACTAACAATAATTTAGTAATAATAATTTTAATTAAGATTTGAATAAAAATATTATTATAAAGTATAAAGTATAAAGTATAAAGTATAAAGTATAAAGTATAAATGTTAAAGTATATTACAGATTTTTTTAACTCAGAATGGCATAAAAAAATATTTTTAAAAGGAATAGATATTTCCTTAATTTTATTATTATTATCTTTTGTTGGTGTATCTGTTATATCCCCTGAATATTTAAATACATTTCAAAATATAATTCATTTTTATATTAGTATTATTTTAATAGGCAGATTTAACCCATTTATTAAAACAAAAATTAAGTTTGATAATTATGATAAACGGTTTGTATTTGCGTCAGGTATTGCGTTATTTTTATCTACTTCATTTCTTCATATTTTTAATAATTTTATTAAAAATCAAGTCACTAAAATTTAATTTAATATAATAACAATCATAAATAAATTTCATAAATAAATTTCATAAATAAAAATTTAATTACATTTATTACATTAAATATTTTTCCGCGTAGTTCTTGCTTTTACGTTTTTTCGTTTTCTTGTTTGTTGATTATACTTTTTCTTAAAAAATTCTTCTAAGTGTATCACTATTTTTTTACTTATTATTTTATCAATCTCATTTTCATCTTTATTTTTTTCTTTCACTACAAAATTATATTGGTTCATATAATTTGTTATTTTTTCAATAAAATCCTTTTTTGATATTATTTTTAATTTATCTTTATATAAATCTCTTTCATTGTTTTTATATGATTCATAATACCGTTCTGCCATTTCCTCATAAGAAATAGTACAATTATATGGTTTTACATTAATATAATATACATTTTCATGTTTCATTAATGGATGATATTGATCATCAATAAAACAAATCTCAGTATTTGGTTTAATTTTTGTACAATTGATTAAATCGTCCACACTTTTATTATGACTCGTACGATTGAACTCTATTATTTTTCCTCCAACCTTAAAAGCAGCAATAATTTTATCAAAAATAGTACATCCAATATGGTTATTAAAATAATTACTTATCATATATACCCATGTTTTAGGTCCTTGATTATTTGTATATATCATAATCTGGTCACATTCTTTCTTTTTCTTCTTATCTTTTAAGTATTTCAAAATATTTATTATATCTGGTCTAAGAAATTCAGGAAATATGTCTAATATATCATAAAAATATTCATTAAATAAATTTGTCTCATAAAAATGTTCTAAAGCATCCCAAAATATACTTATCTCTCCAAAACTTCCTAAGGTTTCATCTAAATCAAATACAACTATTTTTTTAGGAGTTGTTGCGTTTGATATAAGATTTGTCATCGATTTTTGAGGATTAAACATATTAAAAAGAGAGATATTATTTTTATTTGAAAACAAAAAATGACATAATATTAAAAGAAGAGAAAT